GATCAAATATGGCATCATCTGAAATATCTTGTTGTTGGTAAATCAAAGCCCAGGTTGAAGCGTCCATAGATTGACGTTCGTTAAATAGGTTGCGACCATTCCATCTTGGGTATAGGCCGTCTTCATTTTTTTGATCTTCACCTTGGCCATCAAATGGTTGATCTGATGCAGGCCATAAGGTAACCCACTTTTCAGGGGATTCATCTGTCTCTAAAAGCGCTGGCATAGCTAGATACTTCCAAGGAACTAAACCGCCTGGATATCTATCGGGGTTTCGTAACTCTCTATATAGATCAACGGATGCTACGCGAGTTCCGATTACTATAAGTTTACCTGTTGGGTTAAGACGAGACCGGACATCCTGAGTTAACCATTTGATTTGGCGTTCAAAGTCATTTGCGTTACTTAAAGTAACTGCGTCGTCGATGATAATCATATCTGCACGTTTACCGTAGATCTGACCACCGATACCGACTGCTTCTATGTTGGGATCCTTCTCAGAGGATTCTCTTAGCTCGTCCCCAAAGGTAATACGGGTGGCTTGCCAGGAAGCGGACTTGCTATTAAAACCTACGCCAGCAGCGTATGTTTGCTGCAGATTCTCATACATAGGATGAGTTAATCGTTGTTTGATGGCGTATAGAAAGTCTGCCGCAAGACGCTGGGTCTGGGAGACAATCAACACTCTAAAGTTAGGATTCTTACATACTTGCCAGGTTACGTAGTCAACGGTAATCGTAATCGACTTGGCGTGGTTTGGCGGAATGTTAATTAAAATTCTATTATCGGCAAGCCCTTGTTCCCACTTCATAGCGGGGTGTAGCCAACTAGGTTCGCGTCCCTCAATTACATCTACCAGATTTTGCTGGTGTGGGAAGGTCTTTTGATTTAGAAACCGCTCACGGAACTCAGCGAAGGATATGTCGTGAACATCACCGGAGGCGAAGGCTTTGTCTTTTAAACCTAGCCTAGTTCGATCTACCTTATCGGAGAAGACCTTATCGGTCCTGCGATAGTACTCATAGGTCTTCATCGATTTGCCGGCTGAGGCACAAGATTGCTCGATGGTCATACCTTGGGCGACGCAACTTAAGATTATTCGTTTGGCGATATCCGCCGAATTTTCAGACACAACTCTCCTGCCGTTTATAATTGATAACCGGAGGGGATATTTATATTACCGGGTTAGAGACCTAATACACCTGCCGCGAAGTGTATCTCGTTTACCGGGCTTGGCGCCCGAACGAGCTACAGCGAAGTGAGGGGTAAGTTAGGTATCGCCCCTTGGGGGGCTCAACCTAGGAGCGGAGTGTAAGCGTAGCGACTCCAAGCAGGTAAAACTCATCACAGTCCGTTTTACTCCCCTACTATATATAAGGCAGGAAATCTGGTCGATTTCCCGCATTGTGCCAAAAAACTTTAGTTTTTGTGGCGTATATCACTAAATACTGGTATATAGCTACCCAAAATATTGACTTTAGGAAAAATATTTGTAATGGGTACATAACATATAAAGAGCCAAAATACTTAAATGCGGGGTAGCGCTAGAGCGCTGACCCAATATTCTGAGCGCCATAGGCGCTATCTGCTAACCTTTAAGGGTATTGGTAAAGGTGGCGGGGCTTGCTCACCTATCGGCATCCCCCTTAATTAACTATTCCCTAATCACCGCCAGCTATCCACCGCTAAGCTCTCAGCTCTCGCGCCCTGCCAGCTCGCACCAGCTCGCCAGCTATTAACTCACCAGCTCACCAGCTCGCGACACTCTTCTAAAATACTTTGGTTAGATACTTGACCTAACTAGGGGAGTGTGTGTTATCCTAAAGCCACGAGCTAAACCAGCTCGCAAACTAGACAGATAGGACTAAGTAATGGACTCACACAAAGAATACCTAGAAGCTCAAAGAGCTGAGCAAGTAGCTAAAGAGAGTGAAGCGTTCCACCAACTAATGAAGCTACTAGGCAAGAAGCTAACAGCTAAAGAAGAAGAAACAGTTATTCACTTATGGGTTAATGGGACTCTAGCTAGTCAATGGGTCGGCTGGTATGACCTAGCTATTATTAACCAAGCTGAGAAGGTGACTAACTAATGAACGCTAAGTGCCAACAGTGCGGGCAGGAATTAGACTTACTGACCGCCTTTACTAAGTATCAGGTGTGCGGTAAGTGTGCCCGCGCTAACCATAGGAAGGCGGTTAAATAATGAGCCTAACCTTAGAGAGTGCCCGCGAGCTTTACGGGGCAATAAATAAAGATGAAGCTGGCAGATATTACGCCAAAGAGTTAGGCAAGCCTAAAAAATACGGCTACCATACGCAATTCGGTCAGCTATATGTCTGCTTTACCTGTGGGCACTTATGCGAATGCGGGGAAGAATAGAGCTTAGTTAGTGGCTTCCTATCCGCCCCCCTGCTACAATAGGGGAGCGGGTGGGATACTCCTAACAGGTAGGCAGTATCTAACAACTAGACAAAGGGGCAAAGTATGAACATAACAGAGAGAATGGCTGAAGAGATACGCGCTGAGTTAGCTCAGGGCGAGGACTTAGACACCATTAAAGACAGAAGCGGGGAGTTTATAGAGAGCTATCTGCCCGTGTATTACAACGGCATAATTGAAGAGTGGAAGGCTATGCCTAGCGAATACGATAATCGCGGGGCGATAGAATTAGGCGCGGATATTGAGGTAAATATAATTAACCTTATGACTTTAGACCTATATCTATACTACTCAGACCTATTCAATGAAGCAGTAGAAGAGGTAGAAGAGAGCTTAGAGGGGGCGGAGTAATGAAAACTAACCAATGGGAAAACACTTTAACCAATGAGATTTTAGACGATTTTGGTTATGTAATAGAAGAAGAGGACAACTAATGCGGTCACCTAATTATTACAGAGTGCGGACAGTAGTGCGGATAGCGTTCGCGTTGCTACTAATCGCAGGGCTTTACTTAATCAGCTCTCGCCTATGGTGGGACGGGACGGGCTACTGCTGGGGAGTGGGGTGCGGGCTATGAGTATCATCTGCTCAGCGTGTTTAATTAAAGGGCAACGCGTATGCCTACACCTAACGGCTGGCGAAAAGTGGTTAATAGAGCAGAGCAAAAAACCGCTTTGTGGTGATTGCTTGCGCCCTGATTGCTACCACTTAGAGCAAGCAAGGGGGAGAGTATGAACGGATACTGCTCAGATTGTGGCGAGCTTTACGAATTAGACGCCCTTAACCTTGATTTAAGGTGCGCTGATTGTGTAGAGCAATTAGTGATAGACAACTTAGAGGAGGCGAGAGCGTGAGCGTGAGAGAGAGGGAGCAGACCGCACTTTGTAAGGGGTGCGGGTGGAGTTTTAGCTTGTGGAGTCTATACGCTGGCGCAAGGTCGGGGGAGTGGCTTTGTGCTGACTGCCTACAACTACAAGAGAGAGGTCGCAAGTAATGGCAACTAATGGCGAGATGATAGACCAGATACAGGAGTGGATTAACACAGATGGAGAATTGCTCTCTGATGAGCAAGTAATAGAGAATATCCGAGAGCTACTGAACGGGGACGGGTTATGAACCGAGATTATCGCTGTATGGAGTGTGGTTTAACTTATTACCTTAGTTTGGGGCGTATTAAAAAGGATAAGCCTAACGCCCTGAGCTTTGTGTGTGATATCTGTTTAGATATTTAGTGGCGAACTATGCCACACTCTTTGTCTAGGGGAGTGTGGTGTAGTATTCTACTAACCGCGTTAGTGGGAGAGAGCGAGCAAGGTGCTTGCTTATAGATAGATAGGAGAGAGTGATGACTAAATATATCGCTAATGAAAATGGCGACTGGTGGGAAGTGATAGAGGGCGACAGCCTTTACCTGATAGATACAGAGTGGGAAAATATCGCTAATAAAATGGAAGAAGAAAACTCAACGCCTAATGATGACAAGTTTGAGCGTTTTATATGGAGATATGGCACACCTGTTGGATTAGATATGGAAGGGGTAAGGGTATGAACGGATACGATTACAAAGTAACCTTTATTACCGATTACTTAACTATCATTACTCAGGTTAATTTAATGCCTGATGATGATAACTTTAATAACTTAAGTGCTGAAGCTTATGAGCAAGCGGTTATTAACGCTGAAAATAATATCGTTGATGAACTAGGTCGGTTTGATGAAACACTTATTAACGATATAACAGTATCCCTGTTGCTTGATGATGAAGAGATAGAGGTAGGTAAATGAGTAAGATGAAGCAACACTTAGAGAAGCAGATAAATATAACTAGCTTAAACCACGAGGAAACAGGGTGGAAAAGGCGGATACACTTCCAGTATGAGGGTAGCGATTACCAATTAACCTTATATTGGGACGAGTTCAACGGTTACGATATTGTTTGGCGTTTCTGTAATGGCGAGCAGATAAACCGTAGCCCTGAGTGGGCAATAAACTGGGACGAGGACGAACACGAGGGTATGAGCTTTGAACATTACCTTGATGAACTAACTTGGGAGAGTAAATAATTAAACGCAGATATAGAAGCAATATATGGTTTAACCAACGAGCTGGAGAGTGGGTTATATTCTGTAAAGCCTGCTCTCTGTTGGTTGGTTACGCACCAACGAGAAAGATAGCGAAACGAAATAAACTAAAACACACAAGGGAGAGATGCTTAAATGGATACTGAAATGCCGGAACTGATGCTAGAACTACAAGAGTTAGCTGAACGCTTGGTTGAACTGACCACAGATGAGCCAACTATCAACGACTTAAAGAGAAACGAGGAGGAGAGCAATGCCTGAACCACGCTACCTATTCGGGGATGATTACGCCTACAACGGAGGCTATGAGGAGTTAATCAACTGTAACAAATGTGATGTTATGTTTGATAGGGCAGAGTATCAGTCAGATACCTGCTCAAATTGTGAGGATATAATGATAGCTAAAATGAAAGAGGGAGTGAGCAAATGAGTAATGTATTGGAGTTACGTAACGGGGCGTTAAAGCGCATCATATTTTATGAGGTATCAGACGCTCAGAATATAGCCATATGGGGCGGAGAAAGCCCCTCAGAGGCCTTAAAATGGTATCGTAATAGCCCGTTAGACAGTAAGATATGGGTATCGGAGTGGCTGACAGATGATGAGGACGCGAGAGAGGTATCGCCTCAGATTGAAATCACTTCTATTGTATTATCTACTATCGCTAATTGTATGGAGAGGTGGAGTAATTGAGCAACACAGAGCGGAGAATAGAAACCGCTAAAGCACAGGCAGTTCGTCAGAGAAACTATCGTAGAGCGAGGGACAGAGCGTTAGCTCGTTTGGGTAATGACTATCCAAATGTGTATCGCGCCTACCTTGAGGAAGAGATTGAGGCTGATGAAAAGATGGGTAAGAAATGGCTTGATATTAGTGGTAACACTAGGTCTTCTGCTAGTAGGTCAAGATAAATTATTTCCACCACCAGTAGGGAAAATCCCTGATGGTGTTATCTCAAATAGGAAGGCAACGCAAGATGAGAAGAACCGTAATAGAAAGCTCGCACAAGATTACGCTCAGGCTGGTTTCGGATGGCAAGGGCGAGAGTGGAAATGCCTTGAGTCCCTTTGGACCGGTGAGAGCAGGTTTGACCACTACGCAAAGAACCAACGAGGAAGTTCAGCTTACGGCATTGCTCAACTGCTTGGAGAAAAAGATAGCAGAAGCGAATATCAAATCCTTAGAGGTCTTAAATACATTTCTAAGAGATACCACACACCTTGTAGAGCCTACAAGTTTTGGCTCAGACACCACCACTACTAGAGTGTGATAGTATTTAACTCTTGATCGGTTCTCTCCGGTCATCACAGATAGCCCCGCTACCCTTCCGGCGGGGCTTTCTACTTGTCGGTTGAGTAAAAACCTTTACCTTTAAATTGAACGGCTGGTGCCGTATAAATACGTTTAAGTTCAGCACTGCAGGTAGAACATCTGACATTTTGCGGAACTGCAGTAATGGGAAACTCAATTTCAATAGTCTCACCATCACCAGGACACTCATACTGATATATCATAAAGCCACTCCATCACTTACCTTTAAGAAACCTACCAGTTTATTGCGGTTAGATTTATTAGCAAACTCTGTTGTATTAGGTAGCCACTTATCTGCCCAGGCCGGCTCAGGTAATTTACCCAAATCAAATCCCCATATACCTTCAGGTGTTGCGTTGATATACCAAGGTGAGAGTGAGCGGATACCTGCTGCCTCAACTAATGCTTGATACTTCATCTCTTCAATAAGTAATTCAGGGTAGTGTGTCTTGCGTGATTTTAATTCTATAAACATCTTATG